AATTAATAGTAGAAAACTATGAACAAAGAAGAAATTTTGCAGAAAGCAAATGAATACTGTAACGAGAAAAGCTACAGCGAGGAAACATTAACGGGCGAGTTCAAGGACAAATTTGCCGATTTCTTTTTGAAGAAACATGGCGAAGAAGCCGACATCAACGACGAAAATGTGCTTGATGATTTGAAGTTTAACCTAAACACGGCATTCAGTGCTACATCACGAGGGTTGACCGACAAGCAAAAGGCGCACCAAGCAGAGGTTGATGATTTGAAAGCCCAAATCGAGAAATTAAACAAGAAGGTTTCCAAAGCCAAGCAATCGGAAGAAGCCACTAAACAACAAATGGAAATTTCCGAAGAGTTGAAAGAAAAATTAGCACGTCTTGAACAATTTGAAAGCGATGCAAAACGAAAAGAAAAATTCAACGAGATATTGGCATTGGCAAAAAAAAGCGTTAGAGAGGATTTGCATAGTTCGTTGGAAGAATATGCCAGCGATTTTGCGGTTGATACTAACGAATCGAGCGAGGGGCAAGCAAAGAAATTGACACAACGATTTCAAGCTATCTTTAAGGTCGCAATTGGCGATACAAAGCCTTTGAAACCGAAGCAGACAACTACAAATGAAATCGAATCACTGCGCTCCTTGCCAAAGCTAAAGGCTTAAAAAACAAAGAAAATATAAATTTAATAAACATTAAACAAACAACACTTTTATGGTAACAAATTTAGCGTATTTCTTTGAACGCACCAAGAAAGTTCGTGGTGACGGTCGCTGGATTTGGGTAAAGGATAGCAATGGCGAGGACAGGCGAAACGTACTGCTCGGTGGTGACATCCTTAACCCCAATAAGGGTCTTGGTTATCTTTGGGCAGGTCAGTTGATGGAGTACAAGCCTGGAGTCGGTATGCTTATCTTCCGCTCTTTCCTTGTAACCAACAACGTGTCGAATGATACCACCGTTTATGTAAATGGTGATGGCTATTCTGATGTACCCGAGGTTGGGCAGGTGCTTATGAAAGCACCCGATGCAATCTATGTAACCACAAGCACCGCAAACACAAGCACTGGTGCAATCACTAGCACCACAGCCGAATACACTGGTCAATCTGCAAAGGTAACTGATGTCCAGTTTGATTCAGTAAACAACAGGTTCGTGGTAACGCTTGACCAAGCACTTACTCTTTCTGCAAACGACATCCTTGTTGAAGCAGAGGGCAAGTCTAAGTCGGCAACGGCAAAGGTTCTTGTTAAGAACCCCAACGTGTTCAACGAGGCTAACCGCGAGATGCTTCCTACCGATGGCTCATTTGGCTTTAACAATGCCAAGTATGCCGCATCTGGTGTGTACGACAAGCAGATTTGGATTCAGCGCACTCAACCGCTGCCCAAGTATGTCCTTGCTAAGAATAAGTCACTTATCGAAGGCATCTTTTGGATTTAATCACCTTAAAAAAAGAACAATTTTAAGATATGGCAAACGCTTATAAGAATTTTTGGCGACCCGAAGAGGCAATCGACAAGCTGTATAACCGCTTGTTTGATTCCGATAGTACGGGTTTGCTCCAAACCCTCGTTGATACCATTGAGTTGGATGAAAACTCTAACTTTTGGACTGAGCATTTCTATGTAGAGGGTAACGAGTATAAGATTGATATGGCTGACACCAAGAAAAATCCTGCTTGGACTGTTCGTCAGCGCAATCGTCGCATTGTTCCTATGGCTGACCCTATGGCACCTCTGTCGGAAACCATGCAGCTTGAACCCGAAGGTTTCGAGGAAAAGACTGGCTCTATCTACCAGTATGGTAAGGGCTTGTTCGACACCTCGATGTCTAAGTTGGAACTTATCGCACGATTGAATGAAATGGCTCCTGCTGACCGTGACGTTGTTCTCGGTCTTCAGCGTGGCCTCCGTGACCTTATCAAGACCCACAACCTGCGCCTTTCTAACATGGCTGCTATGACCCTTTCATATGGTGGTGCTTATAGCTATAGGTACACTGACGGAAACGGCAACACCGTGTACACCAATGGCTTTAGCGGTGTGCATCCCGACCAGCCCGCTTATATCCCTCTTGCAAACTTCAAGACCGCAGGTACTTATGTTTGGTCTAACGCAAGTGCAGATATCCCCGAGCAGATGCGTAAGATTGAGGAAGACTTTAGGGAGGAGAACAAACTTGATGGTAGCATGGCATTTGAGTGGGATATCCCCTACGACATTGTAACTACCATCCTGTTGAAGAACGCTGCATTTATTGCAGAGGTAAATCGCTACATCCGCCTTGAGGCTCCTGATAAGGTTGTCGTTATCACTAGCGGTTCTTCTAACCTCGACACTACGGTTATCACTCTTGACCAGTTGGTAGCTTATAGCCGCTCAACTATTTCCAAGATTTCTCCTATCCGTGTCGTGCGTGAGCAGCAGACCGTTCAGAACATCACCACTTATAGCACCGTCAAGGGTTGGAAACCCAATACTGTTGTATTGCGTCCCCTCGGCTATGCAGGTGTTGTTGTTCATGCATCTACTGCCGATGTTGAGTTGATGCGCAGTGGCGAAGTAAACAAGAACATTGATTGGTCAATGGCTAAGTGGAACAACTTGGTTTACGTTATCAACAAGGTCGTTCCCAACGGAATGTTGAAGTCGTACCACACCGATGTTATTGGTCGCTACGCTACAGTATTGACCGAGGCTCCGTATCACGTTTGCGTTGACATCTCAACCGCAGACGCTTAATCTATATTGCATGATGATTTTCTCGTTTTGTTTTTATCATAATTCCCACGCATAGATGACAGTACTTGAATGGCTTAAAGCATCAACACGATATACGTTTGAGGAAGAAACATTCCGCAAAATCGCATACGATAGGGGTTGTGAACCCGAAGACGATGTTTATGGTGGCGGTGTTACCGAAAGGCAACGTCAATTGATGATTGCTGACATCATATTCACTGCCGTACTATTAAGTCCTTCAAGTACATCGTCTTTGCAACAAGCACACAACGGATACCAAAAAACAATTGGGGCAGAAACCGATTACTATCAAGACGATAAAATCACTTACGCAATTAAGATTTACAAGTTATACGAAGATGAAAAGGCTGACATCCTTGAAAGCGTGAAAAAGAAGATTTATTTCATCCCGATTGAAGATGTCACACATTTATAGTAATTGTAGATTTGTTCGTGTTTGACGATGAAACGTGGCGAAATACTTGAATATCCTTACTATGGCACGATTAAGCGTGTTATTGAGGGTGAAACCGCAGATTACGAGGTAATCATCTACGAAGGTGTCATGGATGAACACATGGTAACTGACGAAGAGGGTAGAACCCTACAAACGGCATCGTACATCATTAGCATCCCTTTAACTAAAAATGAAAACGATGAATGGATTGTGCCACTGAAAGGTGACAAGATTACTTTGACACGTTATGGTGAGACTTTTGACCTAGTTGTTGACAATGCAGACCCATCACAAATTGGTGGTGTAAGCATTTATGCGGCTAGAAACACTTGGTAATTAATGGCAACAAGGCTAAAGTTCAAACCAAACGAGTTCCGCAAGAAACTTATGGCTCAAAAGCGGGAATTGGACAAAGAACAGACCCGCATATTGATTGCCTATGCCCGTGAAGAAATCATCAAGATTGGTGACAAGATGATGATGGAAGACACTGGCAACTTGCTTGATAGCCTTTGTTGGGGTGTATGGCAAAAAGGTAGGTTGATTAGAAGCGGTTATTACCGCCAAATGCCAGAGGCTACCTATGATTCATATCTTCATGCCATTTCACCTATGCCACCCAAAGAAGCGGTTAACGGCAGGTATTTGGCTCAATTATTTCTAAGCCAATACCAACCGAAACAAATGCGAGGTTGGGAAGTGGTTTGGGCAGCAACAGCACCATACTATGCTTATTGGGAATATGGTCATTACAACGTATTCCTAAAGCAAAGGGTGCAGTTTACAACAATGGCTGAACGCTACGACCACATCAAGCAAGAGTTTGAACCACAAGGCAGGGTGCAGTTCCTAATTGAAATACCAACATACTAAAGTTAACATTATAATATGTTCGACAAGTCAAGAATAAGGTTATATGAATACTTACGCAGCTTGTTCTACGATGTAGTAACAACGAATGTGTATGAAATAGAAGAACCACAAGAGTTGACACCAAGCGATGAGAAAGACGGTTTTATCGTCATTCGCATTGGCGATGTGAACAATGATAGTGAGTTCGGTACTGATGCCTATGGATGGGCAAGGGTTTATGTGACAGCTTATGTTCCTACGAGAAATCGTGGGCGGCTTGACTTTGATAAGTACAACCATTTTGAAAACGGCATCCTCAACGTGATAGAAAACGCAAGCAATGCAAAATATCATGTGATGGAAAACAGCTTGTTATCAATGGACGCAAGCGAACAAACAAATGCGAACAATTTCTACCTTACTTTTATCAAATCATTTTTAGTGTATATAACAAACAGTTAATTAACAATAAGTATAATTTCTAAATTTAGATTAAACAACTATGGCAACAACCACTTTGAAAGCGAAGATGCTCGGCTATCGTGCAGTTGGCGCAAATTCTGGTAATTATACCGATGTCGCTGGTGTATTGAAAGGTCTGACCATCACGCAGGATGAGCCCGAAAGCACTAGTATTGATGCAGAGTTTTCTGACTCACCTTTCTACATTGAATACACGGGTAATCCCGTAACCATCAACTTTGAGTTGGCTAACTACGACTTGGATGAGTTAGAGGACTTGTTTGGCGGCAAAGTAACAAGCAACACCTACGAAGCACCCACCCAGATTTCATCAGTAGAGAAAGAGTGGAAACTTGACTTCGGTGTTGGTTTCCATTCACTGATTATCTACAAGGGTCAGTTGGTAGGCACTTTGAAGAAAGATGAGGATGGTGCGCTGAACTACGCTTGCACTATCACTTCTTTGATGCACGAGTACACCGATAACGGCGAAAAGAAGTATCGCACTTACGCTATTGTCGGCCCCGACCAATCAACAGGAAATTCGTAAAAAAACCGATTGCCAACATAATGGATAGCAACGCTAACATATTTGGCTCATAAAACAACAAAGTCCTGTTTTCGTAAAAACGTGTTAGGGTGCGTTGAGGGGTTCACCCTTGATTGCACCCTTTCATTTTAACGAAAACGCAACACAACGCATTTATAGCCCTTTTAGGGGTATTCTAAACAACAACCACACGATGAACGAAAACAACGACACAAATTTACAACACGAGCAAGATTTCCCTATTGACGTAAAGTTGAATATAGTGGAAATCATCAACGACTGCCCCTCATTGGTAAAATTAGGGGAAAAGGAATACATGGTCAAGAATATGCGGTACTATTCCGTGTTCCGCATCTGCAAGTTGGCTCTAAACATGAAACAAGCCGATGAAACTCTTGACGATGATAACAAACTAGTCACCGCACTTTGCACTGACTTAGATTCCATGTGTGAAATCATGGCAATCGTGTTGTGCAACCACTTGTTTACGCCTGACGATGTGAAAAGCTACAACAATGTTAATGAAACCATGACAAGGAATGACAAGCTGATTGAAACCATGAAGATGAAAGTGATGAACAGTACTTTCGACACTGGCCAATGGGCGGCAATCATTCTTGGCGCAATCAAAAGTATAGACTTGTCGGGTTTTTTTTTGCTCAGAAAATCGGTGAATATGCTTACGGATTCTCTGCTGATGAGGAAGAAGAAGTCAACGGAGACAGCCTCACAGTTTATGGAAGCACTGTCATTGCGGACGCAGCAGACTTCATAAGGGCTTTCCCGCAATACACCTTAAACGACTACTTATTCAAGCTAAGTTGCGCACAAATACAATTCATGGCAATTGATAACACGCATACTAAATACTTGAGGGGTAGTGATAAGGTTACTTGGGGCAAGTACAAGGAAGAATTGGAGGCACAAAAGAAAAACGAGGATTTCTTCAAGCAATTCAAATTAGGTAGTGGCGAAACCTTAGTGGTGTAATTTTGACAACGAATATAACAACAACAATATATAAAAACGAACTAAAAAAAGAAAATAAGATATGCCAGAAGCTGTAATTATATCAGCTGGTCTAGACACCTCTGCGTTAGACCGTGCGATAAACAAATTGGTAAGCGAAGTTGACACCAAACTTAGCAATGCAGCTACCCAATTTGAAACAAACATAGGCAGAATGCAAAATGCGCTAAATAGGTTTGCACAAGATGCACGAACCCGTGTTACTGACATACAACAGTCATTTGCCGCTATGGGAACAACATTCCAAGACTTTGCTACTGCTATGGAACGTGCTGCTAGAGCGGCAAGCTCAACACCAACTGGTGGTGGTACTGGAGGACGTAGCGGCTCTAGCGGTGGTGGATATGGAGAAGATACTGTTGGTGCGCTAAAGGAATCAATAAGGTCTTGGGAAGTTCTACAAAACCAAGCAAACATATACGAAAATGAGTTGAAGGAAATCAACAATATAATTGAAAGGTTAAAGCTTCAACTAAAAGAAGTGACAAAGGGTCAACAAAAGCTAAACGAAGAACAATTAAGGTCACATAAGCAAAGTATTGGGCAAGCTATGCGAAATGCCACATCTTTGCCTATGGACACAATCAGTGAAGCTGAAAGGCGATTAAGCCGCTTAAAGAAATTGATTGAAGTGCCACAATCATTTAATCTTTTGCGAGAATCTGATATTAATCGCATAAACGCTGCAATAGCAAAAACAGAACAACAGCTTACCAAACTAAGGGCAAAAGCGGCTATTCCAACGACAACAAATGGTGTTCTTGGTATGTCAGAGCGCACATTGAATGATATTTCAGCTAAGATGAAGGCAATTAATGACTTACGCAATACTTTGCCGACAAATAGCACCGAGATAAGCCGCTTAAATGCAGAATATGCTCGTTTGTCAAAAACGCAAAGTGAAATTTTAGGCAAGAATGCTAGACTAATCGAATCAAACAATTCGTTGGGCAGGGCATTTAACTACATCAAAAATAGGTTGGCTTTTATGCTTACTGTTGGTGCATTCACTGGATTTGTAAGGCAATTATACGAAGTCCGTGGTCAATACGAATTGCTTGAAAGGTCATTAGGTGTGCTTTTGAATAGTTTTCAAAGGGGTAGCCAAGTTTTTCAAGAGTTAAACGCTATGGCTATTAAGTCACCTTTTACGTTGATTGAACTCGGTACTGCCGCAAAGCAATTGACTGCATACAACTTTAAGGCAAACGAAGTTGTAAACACCAACTGCGGCTGCAATATCAGCCATTCGTTTAGTGGTGTTTACAACTTCGTTTGCCTTAAAGTTGTATGCAGTCAATTGCTTTGCGGCAGTACCGAGTTCAATCAACGTAAAAGGTGACTTAATAGCCATAGCGTTTAACTCTT